TTACTGCAGTATTCATTTTGATGTGTATTACATCTTTAGGAATATATGGATTCTTAGTTTCTGCCTATCAAGAAACGGCATATGAACTTGCTAACCAAGACAGCAAATTGGCTGTGTTAGAATTGAAAAAGAAAAGATATGAAACAGCGGCTCTAGATGTTAGAACTGAAAAAGAGTCGTTAAATAAAAACATTACTGAATTGACAACAGGACTTTCAAACAACGTTATACAATATACTAATGCTGATGGTGAAGTTATCACAACAACTAGCTCTGCAACAAGAAGAGCTCTTCAAGAACAGTTAACACAAACAAAATCTAGGAGAGACACGCTATATGCACGGGAAATTGCTTATTCAGACTCCGTTGGTAACATAGATCAACAAATGTTAAAGTTACAAACAGAGAGCAAAGTTTCGGCCGAAGTAGGCCCTATTAAATATGTAGCACAACGTGTAAACCAACCAGTTGATAGCGTTGTTAATTGGTTTATATTGCTTTTTATCTTTGTGTTTGACCCTTTAGCTGTCATGTTGTTAGTAGCATCAAATCGAATGTTTGAACGCAAAGAAACCCTGTCAGAGGTGACATTAGAAGCCCCGGAGGAGGAGAGTAAAGCCGAGAGTGTTAAAGCCACAACTCCTCCTGCTTCGCCTAAAATAGAATCTGAACCTGACATATATCAAGAAAAGAAAAAAAGAATAATCTTAAAATCAGAATAACATGAAAACAAAAACAGTCCGCAATAACTCCGGTTACAAAAAAATGCAGTGCAAATACTGCGATCGAATCTGCCAAAGGGTAGACAATAAAGCTACGAGTGTAACGTGTTGGAAATGCACTCAAGACCTAGTAAATGGCAAAGTATTGGAATTACGAAAATAATTTAATATAATAATAATATGTTAGAAGCACAAGAAATAAAAGAGAATTGGGAAACGTTTAGAGAAGAAATAGATTTACATTTCCCTACAAGAGCCAAACAAATTCACAAAATGTATGATGACTTTGAAGATCGTATCGCAATGATGCCAGCATCTTCAATTGCACACTTTCATAATGCATTTGCAGGAGGTTACATAGACCATGTACTTCGTGTAATGAATTGCACTCATGAATTATATAATCTATGGGGCAAGTTAGGGGCTGATATGTCAGGTTATACATTAGAAGAATTAATGTTTGCTGCAATGCATCATGACCTAGGTAAAGTAGGATTTCCAGGAGATGGTAATGAAGTTTACCAAGTAGAGACTTCAGATTGGCATAGAAAGAATGTTGGAAGAATGTATAAACACAATGAAAACATTCCTTTCTCAATGGTACCAGATCTTTCTCTTTGGTTGTTGCAAACATATGAAATACCCGTTTCATGGAATGAATATCAAGCTATAAAAATACATGACGGTATGTATGATGAAGCTAATAAACCATATTTCGTTGCCAGAAGCGCACAAGCCAAATTGAAAACTAATATGCCTGTTGTTTTGCATCATGGTGATCATATGGCAGCTCAGATAGAATATGAGCGTTGGAAGAATGATAAAGCAGGTGCACCTAAACCTTCGGCAACTAAAAGCAAAGCAACCAAGAGCACCGCAATGAAAAACTTAGCAGAGAATAATCCTAACATAGGAAATTCTATTGCAGATATTTTTAAGGATATGTCATGATAGCATTTATCATATTAAGCATATTGTTTTTAGGAAGCACCGCATACTTTGCATGGAGAGCTTTTGTGTTGGCAGGATTATTAGCTGACTCGGAAGATGATTTTGAAAGCATAATTAATTCAAATCAATACATGTATAGCAGAATTGTGCAAACTCATGAAGCCATGAAACGCATAGACAGATTAGGTGCATTTGAAAAAGACGATGAAGCAGGAACAACATTTCAAATGCTTCAACAAGTGATTGAGGAACTTAAAGAGGAATTCGATGCCCCGGAAAAAGAAAAAGAGTAATGCGTATTACACACGTATTCAAGACGTAGCAATTTGTGCTTATAATAAATCAGAACATCCAGCACAACGAGAAAAGATATACAGAAGATTTATATATCCAGCATTTTTAAAATTAACAGAAAATTTAATTAACAAAGTCAAACCTACTTATATTAAATCAACTTTTGCAGATTTACAAACAGACATTGTTACTTATTTAACTGCTCGATTAGACAAATTTAATCCTGAAAATGGAAAGTCATATTCTTATTATACGAGAACTACATTTAACTATCTTATTGCTGAAAATCAAAAAGCTTATGTCAAATTAAAACAAGACAGAGAGCCAATTGATTTAGACGAACAAAGAAATATTCCTACCGAAATGCATAACGATGATATGCGTGTCACCATGAAGTATTTTATGGATGAATTTGTAGAACATTGTTATGACAATCTAAATTTTATTTTTACCAATCCAACGGATATACATGTTGCAGATTCTGTTTTGCATTTATTCGAAACAAGAGAAAACATTGAAGAATACAACAAAAAAGCATTGTATATCTATATCAGAGAACGTACAGGATTACCCACAACCAATATAACAAGAGTAGTTAAAACTCTTAAAAATCTTTACGAAACTAAATTTCAAGAATATGCTAACGAAAACTTCATAAAATTGCCGTTTTAATATTTATTATTAAAGGAGCAAGTTATGGATAGAAACGACGAAATATTCAAAGGAACCAGTTTTGCTGACCTTATGCATGATGTCTATCATAACTCGAAAAAGAAAGACAGACAAATAAATCAACTTATATCACAGCTTCAGCCATTAATACGCAATGCATCTGATGCTACTATTATAGTACCTCTTATAAAAGAATATTTAGATGTAGCCGTTAAAAACGATGATCATTTGGTAAAATTAACTGCTATAGTGCAACGTTACATATCAACTACCCAGACTATATCAGGAGCAGACTCACTGCTGTCAGACGAAGAAAAAAGGCAGTTAATTCAAATTGCAGAAACTACATTGACTCATGAGTTAGAAGATGAAATGAATAAGATTGAAGAAGACGAACGAGTTTTAACACAAAAAATTGCAGAAGCAAAATCCAAGTTAAAGGATACGGATGAATCATGATGGATTATTTGATATAGTAACCTATGTAGGCGAAGTAATCAATATTAAAACTGGTGACACTTATAAACGTAATGAAGGTGTAAAATATCCTAGCGGAAAAAAAGTTAAAGACGAAACTGGTAAATTTGTTAAAACAGAAATTAATGCTTCAGATATGTTGTTTTCGATCGATGTGCAATACACATTAAACGGAAGACCTCAATATATTTACAATGTTAAACCATTCAATGCCAATATCAAACAAATACCACTTGTTGGAGAATCGATACTTGTTTTTCAAGCTATTAGTCATGAAACAACTGTTGATGAAGCATATCCACAATGGTATTACATGTATCCTATTTCTATCTCGTCTAATGTTAATAGCAATGTATTTCCTACTATAGAATCTAATACTGAATTAGATCCGAAAGATGTACGAAAAGAAGTTTCTCCATTACAACCATATCGTGGAGATTTAATGTTAGAAGGCCGATATGGAAATAGTATACGATTCGGTAGCACAATAGATTATCAAAATGACTATTCAGTAACCGGGAATTGGCGCGATGGTGAAAATGGAGATCCTATACTGATTATTTCAAATGGAAGGCCATATAAACCAGACAAACAATTTGTTACTGAAGATGTTAGCAAAGATGATTCTTCATTGTATTTAACAAGCACACAAACATTAAGCACTTTGAAACTTTCTAAAACATTTGTTACTGATAAATTTGGAACGTTTCGAGGTTCGCAATTTGTGGGTGTTGCGGATCGAACAATATTGCGAGCTAAAACAGAGGCAGCAGTTATTGATGCAAATGAAGCAATTGTATTAAATACTAATGGAGAAGTATTAATTGGAGGAGACGATGCAGCTAGTCCATTACCACACGGTGATGTATTAATTGAAGTTTTAACAGATATTATTCAAGCTATTTCAGCAGGAACTATCGTTGCTGGTGTTACCGGAGTTACGAATGGTACAGCCTCGATTATATCTGCTTGGAATAGTCTCCAATCATTAAATAGTAAAAAATATAAAATAAGGAAACCATAAAATGGCACTGGCTCCACCGTATGACAAGGCAGCATCATTGGTACCGATAGCTATTACTGCTATTGGCGCTGTTATTAATAAACTTATTGCATTCATAATGAAAAAAGTTATGGAACTTGTTATGAAAGCTAGTCAATTAGGAAAAAATGTAAAATGCGATGATCCTAGAATTAAAAACTTAAAACAGTTATTAGAAAAAATAAAAAAAACTATTGATTCTATACTAGAAGTTTTAAACGCATTATCAATTATAATACCTATAGCAACCGTTGTTGCTAATATTGCGGCTACTGTTTTAAATGCATCTTTATTTGTACCATTACCAGCCCCACCCGCAGTCGGACAGGCAAACCTTGTTGCTAACGTAACAGTTGGTTCGGTATTAGGAGGACTAAAACAAGCTTCGATTATTGTAATTTCAGTTACTGGCGCATTAACATTGGTTTCTTCACTTTTAGGACCAGTTATAAATACTTTAAGTTCTATATGTCAAAACGAAACATTTGCTGTTGATAGTAAAACACAAGAAGCTATTATTGATGATATTAAATCAGAATTAAATAAATTAAATTTAAATGTAGATTCAAATGGAGATGGAGATAGTGATAATATATCGATTGATAGAAATGAAGACATAACAAAAATTGATACTTCATTATATCAAGATTTTGTAAATTCTGAATTTTATCGTCCAATTAATTTATCTGATTTAGAATTAGAAGAACGAGAACAAATAATTGAAGAACTTCAAGAACGTCAAAAAAATCTATTAGAGAATATAATTGAAGCTCCAAGTAAATCAATTATTAATGATGACCTGAGTCGTTCTGGTCAACCTTCTGTTGATGTAGGTACACAAGGAGATTATTATATAGACAAAACAACCAGAACCTTATATGGACCTAAAATATCAGATACCGAATGGGGAACGGGTCTAAATTATTAACATCTTATATTTATATTAAAAAAGAATACATATGGAATCTAAAGCACTTGTAAAAGCACTTAAAACAGCCGTACGTGAGGTTATTAAAGAAGAATTAACAGATATTCTTCGTGAAGGATTACAATCCACAGTTACAGAATTAAAAACAGAGTCAGTGAAAAAAACAATTACACCACCGGCTCCTAAAAGAAAAAAGAAAACCATGTTTACCAGAAATAATTTTTCTGACATATTAAATGAAACAGACGTGTTGCGAGAGTCGACCCCATCATATTCAGAATTGATGACTGAACCAGCAATGTCGTTTAATTCAAATGATGCTCAAGGATTTGGAATGATGCGAGGAAACGCAACTCCACAGATTATGGAAGATCCTGAAACTGGTAAAAACATGAAAGTAGATCCTGTTGTTGCTAAAGCACTAACAAGAGACTATCGAAGTTTAATGAAAGCTATTGATAAAAAGAAAGGTAAATAATGGCATACCGGATTCAAACGATTGATGATGTTACTACTAAATCTGAAACAGGTTTAGGAGTACAACTGTCTTTCAATAATCCTGGAATATTTAAAACATTATATACTAGTAATGATCAAGCAAAAGCTAATATTAGAAATTTATTGTTAACAAGAATTGGGGAACGATACAATCAAGTTAATTTTGGAACCAATTTATTAAACATAGTTTTTCAACCGAATACGCCGGAAACAAAAGAATTAATTAACACTGAAATAACATCAGCTTTATCTTTCTGGTTACCGTATATAGTAATAGAAAATTTAGAAATATTAACAGTAGATGACGATCCTACATTGTTACATACTATAAAAATAACTTTATCTTATACTGTCGACGGATTTAGTACTGATAAAATTACTATTATAGCAAATGAAGATTCTACTATAACAATTGAATAATTATGGATATAAAAAAAGACATAACATATATTGGTAAAGATTTTGGTCAATTTAGAAAAAATTTAATTGACTTTACTAAACAATATTTTCCTAATTCATATACTGATTTTAATGAGTCATCACCTGGAATGTTGTTTATGGAAATGGCTTCATATGTTGGAGATGTTTTATCATATTATGCTGATAATAATATAAAAGAATCATTATTAGAACAAGCGTCAGAGCGAGCTAATATTTTTGATATTGCAAAAAGTTTAGGATATACACCAAAAAATTCTATACCTGCTTATGTTGATTTAGATGTGTTTCAATTAGTACCTTCTATAGGTAGTGGAGATAATGTACGTCCAGATTATGATTATGCATTAACAATTAAACCCGGATTTCAAATTAAACAAGAGTCAGGACTTGCAGTTTTTAGAACATTAGATTCTGTAGATTTTGCTTATTCATCTAGTAGTAGTCCAACAGAGGTTACTATATATGAGACAGATGATGCTACAAGTCAACCAATATATTATTTATTAAAAAAGAAAGCACGAGCAGTTTCCGGAACAGTTAAGACTACAAGTTTTACATTTGGTACTCCTATTGCATATGACCAAGTAGTTTTACCTGATAGAAATATCATTGATATTATTTCAGTTGAAGAATCAGATGGTGATAATTGGTATATGGTTCCTTATTTAGCACAAGATACTGTGTTTGAATCTATACCTAATTTAGCAGAAAATGATCCAGAATTATCTGTGTTTAGAAGTTCCGCTCCAAGTTTGTTAAAGCTACGAAAATCATCGAAAAGATTTATTACAAGATTGCGTAGTGACAATTTATTAGAAATGCAATTTGGAAGTGGTGTTTCTGATAATAATGATGAAGAAGTTATTCCTAATCCAGACAATGTTGGTAACGGATTAGCAGGATTTAGAAAAAATGTTGATGTTGATATCGATCCTTCTAACTTTTTATATACAAGAACATATGGACAAGCTCCTTCTAATACAACACTTACTGTTAAATATACTACCGGTAATGGTATATCAGATAATGTCCCTGCTAATGTATTAACAGAAATAGATTTTATAGAATTTGAAGATGATGTGAATAGCACTAATAATGCAAGTATTGTTAATTTTGTTAAATCTTCTGTTTCAGTAAATAATCCTGGACCAGCTTCTGGAGCAAAAAATCAAGACACCTTGCAAGACATTAAGAATAATGCATTAGGAAATTTTGCAACACAGAATAGATTGGTTACAAGAGAAGATTATATAATACGAGCATATTCAATGCCGGCAAAGTTTGGAAGTGTTGCAAAAGCATATATTGTTCCAGATGATCAAATATTACAACAAGAACAAGTTGAACGTCGTATACCAAATCCTTTAGCAATGAATCTATATGTTTTAGGATTTAATTCAAGCAAACAATTAGTAGAATTAAATAATGCAGTCAAAGAAAACTTAAAAAACTATTTAGGATATTATCGAATTTTAACTGACGCAGTTAATATAAAAGATGCTTATATAATTAATTTAGGTGTTGATTTTGAAATAACGGTTATTCCTAATTATAATAGCAATGAAGTGTTATTAAAATGTATTAATGCTTTAAAAACATATTTTGAAATTGATCGTTGGCAAATCAATCAACCTATAATCAAATCAGATATTGTAAATACTATAGGAAACGTTAAAGGAGTTCAAACCATTGTTTCTACAAGAATTAAAAATTTGTATAAATCAGAAAATGGATATTCTGGAAATTTATATGATTTAGAAACTGCTACTCGTAACGGAGTAATTTATCCTTCATTAGACCCTAGTGTATTCGAAGTAAAATTTCCTAATCAAGATATACGAGGCAGAGTCGTAAGTTCTTAACATCTTTATATTTATACTAAAAGGACTATAAAATG